ATATATATATATATATGTATGTAAAATTTTTCATATCGTATTTTTAGTATTTCAATACATATTTGTAAAAAAGTATAAGTATGTGTAAACATATTATTTTATCTCAATAGTGTATACTAATGAATAAAGAAGATAAAATGTATGGAGTAGTAAATGGATATTTTAGGTGTAATGAAGATCGTGAAGAAGAATTAAATCAGAGAATATCAAGTAGAAATATTCCTTCAAATGATCTTCAACCTCAATATGGTATTAGACCTACGTCTACAAAATATGGATATATGCCAATATTAGACCAATATAAAAAGGCGAATGTACCTTTGAATAATTATACGCAATATTCAACCAATCAAATATTTAATCCCGGAAACGCGAAATCACCTTGGTCTGGATTTTCAAACAATGTAAATGTAGAGTCGTCATTAAGAAACCAGTATTTTGCATTACAGAAATGCAATCAGTCAGAATTTGTACCATCCACTGATAGTGATTTATATAAAACAACGGTAGATTTTAAACCAATCCAACAAACACATCCATTATTATTTGATAAACAAGATTTTGCACCTTTTAACCCAAATACATTTAGTTTAGGTAATAATTTATTCAATAATCATACAAGATATGATATTAAGAATATGGATTGTGACAAGTAATTGTGTGCTATTCGTGTTAAATACTAATAACAATTCATGGATATATGTAAATGGATATATCCATGAATGATATAGATAATATTACGTTGCAATATTTTACAAATAAAAGCCAATATGATTCGTTGTTAAAGCGAAAAGGTGTTAGTGTGGATTCAATATATTTAAACGAAAAAAAGTTTTACAAAAAACGGATATTAGATTTAACAAAAAAAGCATTTAGAAATGAAGTGGATGACAACCATATTAAAAATACATTTGAAAATTATGTAAGAACATGTATTCATTATTTAAAGTTTTCCGATAAAAAAGACATATATCAAGAACAGTACGATGGGATGAATGTAGTGGATAAAGAAAAAGATAAAGATAATGACGATTTGGATTGTATATCAGATATATCGTATAATAATGTAGACTATATTATGGGAAAATCGGCAGAAATAAAAAAATGCAATTTAGATTCATTTATTATAAACAAAAATAAAAATAGTAAAGGAATATCATGTATATTGCCTCAAAAACCTAAAGTAAATATCAAATCATCAGAATACAAAACAAAAGGCATCGTACAAAAAAAGAAAAATATCACTAATAAATATGACGACCAAAAAGAAACAAAGACAACGTAAAAGAAAGACCAAGTCTAAACAAAAAAAACATAAAACGCAAAAAATAAACATTGACCGCCCGTTATGTAGTCCGAATCCATCAAATAAAAACAAATCGTACAGTTGTTATACTGATAGTTCATTATTTAAACTTAGAAATTATTGGAATATGAGACATGTACGTAATCAAATAACTTCAAATGATTCTAAAGAAATATGGAAACAGTTAAAAGATAACATGTCACATACATGTAAACGAGAATCGTGTTGGTTAAGAAGTAAATTTATGGAAGGTAAATTAGATAAGGAATTGTTGAATTATACATTTGCTCCAAAGGCCCCGAAAGATTGGATAAACAATCCAAATGAATGGTTGACAAGTTTAGATATAGAAGCAGTTATGAAACAATATGAGAATTACTACAAATGTTTTGAATTTTTAGGTCCATCTCCAATAGATTATGATACCCACGTTCTATATGGAGAGTGTGTATGGGAAGAGTTGTGTAATTTAAATATAAGTGAACAGATAAAACGAAATATAAATAAAATAGGAATTATATTAAATACAGACCCTCATAATAAAGACGGAGAACATTGGATTTCGTTATTCGTAAACATAAAAAAGAAGTTTATAGTTTATTTTGATAGTAACGGTAATAAACCTCCGAAACAAGTTACAAAATTAATGAATGAAATCAAAAATCAGGGAAAACAACTAGGTATAGATTTTAAATTGTATAATAACGAAATAGAACATCAAAAATCAGAATCGGAATGTGGAATGTATTGTTTATATTTTATAATAGAAATGTTGAAAGATAAGGATATTGAATATTTTTTAGATAATAAAATAGATGACAAAGAAGTATTTGTTCTAAGAAATAAATATTTCAATCCGAGTGATGTGAATTGAAGTGAATTAAATTACATTTTCCATTACATTGATGGAAATATAATTTAAATATAAGTTAAATAATTCATGTATAGACAAAGTATATGAATTATTTAAGCAATGAAAACAAAGGGTTATTATGGGGTATATTACAAGAAAGTGATATATTTAATAATATACCTGATAATAAGTTTAGTAATGTCAAACAAATATTTGAAACTACAATGAGAGATATTAATATAAAAATGGGTAATAATAATTTAATGGAAAAGAATAAATTCACTATAGAAACTCTAATGTCTAATATAAATAATGATAAACATACATATATTAATGGACTTGAACCGGAATCATCCAAATTAAAAGTAGTGTATAGAGCTCAAGATATACAAAAAAAACGAAATATTGAATTAAATTCAAAATTAGAAGAGCATCGAAATAATATGACGACAATGATAAATCCAAAAAAACCGACGGACATAAATTTTGCGGACGCAACCGATGATGATGATAAGCCTATAGGAGATGATATGGATAGACTTATATCAGAAAGATTGGCATCAAGAGAAAGAGAATTGGAAATTCCAACATTGACAACAGAAGGTGAGAAATGGTTGAATACTACTTCAAATACAGTAATAAAACCAAACAAACCAATAAATCTAATAAATCCAATAAATCCAATAAATCATGATAAACATGTATCATTTGGTACAACTATATCAGAAGATATTAAAACTACAGAAAATACTAGAAATACTACAAATCCAAGTCTTGCAAATTTATTAAATAAAATTAAAAAAAAATCTGAACAAGAACAAGAACAAGAACAAGAACAAGAACAAGAACAAGTCATAATGGAGTTACACGGTTACGAAAACGAAAACGAAAACGAAAACATGTCAATAAAAAATGAAATAAAATATTTAATAAAAATGCAAAATAATTTAATCGCAGAACATATTGACTTGAAAAATCGTTTAAATGTTATTTTGAATAAAATATAATATATTAGTATAACAATGTCTAGCCGCAGTAGTAGTTTTGATAGAAGTAACAGTATTGATTCACGTTCATGGAGTATAGGTAGTTCAGAATTTATAATAGATGAACCAGAAGATTTTTTAGAAAAATATACAACCACAAACAAACCCACAAACAAACCAACAAACAAACCCACAAACAAACC